TAAAGCCCCGAGTAAAGCCCCGAGTAAAGCCCCAAGTAAAGCCCCGAGTAAAGCCCCGAGTAAATCCCCAAGTCCACCTTCCAGTCCACCTTCCAGTCCACCTTCCAGTCCACCTTCCAGTCCACCAGCTCCATCCGGAATCGCAAAAGTAGTTGAGACTGCGCTCATTGAAAAAAGTACTCCATGGAACGACGAGGGTGGTGGAAACGCCATCTACTTAGACAGACACCATATTGATTGTGGTATGGATGGTATATCACAATTTAGACTTATTCGAGAAGGCAATGGTAAAAATAATTTTAGATATAACTACAAGTGTAAGCCAAATAGTATGGCAACGGATATAGAATTGAAAACCACCGATTCGAACGATGATGGTCGGGGAAATGCCATCTATTTGGACAGACACCATATTGATTGTAATACAAGAGCAATTTCAACATTTCGTCTTAAACGAGATGGAGATACCAGATATCAGTATGAATACTCATGCAATGATGCAGATGTTAAAACTGATACCTGTAGAGATGTAAGTACAGAAGCAAATGATGATGGTGGTGGAAACGCCATCTACTTAGACAGACACAATGTTGAGTGTGACAAAGATGAAGTTATGACAAGTTTTAAACTTAATCGTCAAGATGGTACAAAATATAAGTATGACTATAAATGCTGCAAACCGTAAATTAATTTCTGATTTAATAGTAACAAAATGTCTCAACGACTTGGAATGGCCGACGGTCGATGTTTCACCATCAGTTCTTCAGCCCAACTCACCAATAACTACATTATGAAACAGAACGGTATCTCATTTGAAGATAACTACAGTTATCGTCAACTTCTTCAAAAGACTGGTCCAGAACTTCTTAGTAAAATGCATGAACAATCCAGAAGTAAATGTGATCCATGTGATAAGATGACCGATATGTCTAACATTTACTGAGCTAAATCACGAAAAAAACTTTAAACACATATTCTAGAATGTCGTCATGTGCCATATGTCTTAATGAAGTGAGATCAACAAGGAATAATCCTTCGATCCGCTGTGGACATACGTTCCATTCACACTGTCTAGAAGAATGGAAAGGTAAAGGTAAGAACACGTGCCCTCTTTGTAGAAAAATTTTTGACGTTTCTCAATTTAAGGTAACGATTACTATACAAAATAATTATACATCAGCTTCGAATACAGTGACATTAGCAAGTGACGCGATGTTTGACATAATGGATATATTTGATATGTCCTTTGATGTTGAAAATACCTTAGATTTAGACAGCCTTTTGGCTGACCTTGGGGTGAGTCTTACCGACTTTGATTCCTTTATCCTTAACACAGAATGAACTACAGTAACGCTCGTAATTTAGTCCCGGGTAGTTCCTAGAAGCTTTTCGAGGATCCGTAATGGATTTTCCTTTTGCATCAGTCAGAAGTGGTCCTGTAGCCCACCCCCTCTTGTGACTGAATATATTGGCTTTAAATATGATTCGTTTATTGACATCAAACTTACCAGCTCGTTTGATTCTTGATTCCGGAACTTTAAAGAATTTGGCAACAGATTGTTGAGTATCACCCGATTTAATACGATACTCTACAACACTATGCTGAACATAGAAATGAAAATCACCTTGGCGAATATAATTTGTTGGGCGTCCAGGACATACAAACATCATAACTTTATAGTACCCCTTTTTACACTTTTCGCCTGCTTTTGCTCTGTACACTTTAGTGGGATTGTCTGAAATGACGCGTTTTGGAAGATCTTTGCAATTAGTGTAAGTATGGTTAAGATTTGAAAGACCTGATCTATCACCTGGTATAGACTTCTGCCAACGATATGCTTCGTAGTCTCCCACTGCGTACGCATAACAGTTATTATTACCTATTCCTGTTGTTGTACCCCATCGTCTTTCTGTGAATTTTCTTTCAGAGCCACTAAGAGGCAACTCTTTCATTTGTATTTCAAGTAGAAAAAAATATTGATATTTAATAAAATGCTCAGGGACGCTGTAAAGTCTCAGAATAAGTCAGATCTTCTTATAGAATTTCTCATGTTTTTGTTGAACATCCTCATCGCTACATTTGTTCTTCGCTTTGCGTGGAATCGTTCTCTCGTGAAACATATCACGATTTTCAAACCAATTGAAACCATACTTGATGCTTTCATTCTCGCCTTGTCCCTAAGTATCGTTCGAGGTGTTTAAAATTCACTATAACCAAGTGTTTTTTCCCCATTAGAATGAACAATCGTCGGAAAGGCGTTCATATTTGAACAATTCTCTTTGTCACAATCGACAAACCGATATGGTTTATTATTTTTATTCATATAATCCAATTGTTTACGTGTCCATCCACATCCCATGGTTCCGTAAATAGTTGTTTTTTGACCACTCATATCTGAAGAACCCTTAGACTTCAATATGAGAAGAAGTGCAATTACGATGATAGTTATCAAAAATATCTTGTCGCGTTTCATAGTTTTATACTTTTATTACATATTTTTTATTAGCTTACACATTTGATCCTTTGTCAGTCTGGGATCTAATTTAAATAGTTTAACTAAATCTTCCTTTTTATAAAGGTGACATTTACGTTTATCTATTTTGATATCGCCATTTTTGTTTATGAAAACTTTTGGATTTTGTGTATACAATTTAATTTTTGTTTGAATTTCACGAACCTTTGATGATATGACTTGTTGTCGTACAGGTGGTATAAATGATTTAACCTTCTTTTCGATCGCACGTACCTGTGACATTACAGATGGATCTCGACTGGTACGAAATATAGCCCTCTTTAGGGGTTTGGTTCTCTTTTCAGCTTCTTTTCTAAGAACTTCCATGGCTCTCTTAATTGCACTCACCGGAGATGTTTCTTTCTTATTTTTATTTATCAATTGTTTTGGTTTAATAGTTTCAACTTTTCTGGAAGTTGGTTTTAAAATTATTTTTACTGATTTATTACCCAAAAATGGATGCTTCAAGATGTCATTGTACGTTGGAAGTTCGTCATGTGTTTGACCGAGACGAAGACGCATGTCCTTAATATGAACACTTTCACGCCCAATATACCCTTTTGTGAGCACATCTTCTATAAATTTCTTAACTGTTGGTATTGTTGTATATCTGTGTATTATATTCAAAAAGTAATGCGCATCATACATATAATGTGATTTTGTAGATATCCCACTATTATTGAAACTACCGGATGTTACATCTGGATTTCTAACACCTTCAATAGTAGCCAGTCCAAAGTCAATCATGATTGGTTTGAGATTCTCTGTGATGATTATATTATTCCAATGAAGATCGTGATGTCTAAATGATGGGTATGTATTATGTATCTTCTCGAGGTTACCAATTACCTGTGAAATTACACGCTTGAATGACGCCGAACTTGGTTTAGACCTTAACCATTTCTCAAGTGTCTGCCCCTTGATGTATTCAAAATAAAGAACATCTTTATCATCACAAGATTTGAAGTGATATACACGCGGTACACCCATACCTCGTAGTTTTTCCGCAATACGATATTCAACTCTCGCAGATGGCTCGGTTGTCACTTTTATCGCAATCCCAGTTTTGCATTCATTATCGAGACATCCATAGAATACTGCACCATACGCACCACTCCCAAGTCTTCTGAGATTTTGCCCCCTCTCAATTTTTATACCTACATTTGAAAATAACTGTTGTTTGGGGTCACACGCCTTTTTACCTCTTATAATTTTTTTGAGTTCTTCACCAACTGCATTACGTTGTTCATCCGTTTTAGCATTATTGGCTATACGAACAAGTTCGGCAAGTTTGACCATTCTTATTACAAACTAAGAAAACTTTTCATCGTACCACCTGGATACTTCATTTTCTTCAACAATTTTTTTATATAGTTCATTTTCGTCTACATGACACATAACGTGTTCAAGAATCTTAATATTCTGACTCAACACCGCGCCACACATTAGGGAATGTCCCATAATAGCCATAATTTCATGCCAGTGATATGGTGATTTATGTCTACATGCCCATCTAAAAGTTTCAAACATTCTGAGACCCACTGTACAATCTGAATATGCTCCAATTGCGAATGTTAAATATCCATCTTCAACACATTCCTGTTCATCTGCGGTTTCCATAATGTGAGTGACATATTTGGCGATTTCATCCTCATTCTCTTGGAGACCTTCAAAGTTCCCATCACGAATGAGTTTTGAAAGATACCTTTCGTTCATTGTGTTACGAAAAATCGCGAGTATTGGTTCACTTAGGTTAAACGCAATTTTAAAAGGGGAGAGCATACTAATTATTGATGAGAAGATTTGCGCCCTCTCATCAATAGTGGAATTGATATTTCGATTAATTTTTAATTACATTTTATTCTTCATCTACTTCAACTTCCTCATCTTCAAACTCTTCATCTACTTCTTCAGCGTCTCCGAGGTCAAGACCCTGGAAAGCAAATGCTGGAAGCTTCACAGATTGCTCAAGTAATGCTTGTTGCAATCGTACAGTAACGCCAAACTTGTTGTCAATGAACCAGATGGAGCTTACATCGATGATAGCCATAACCTTTCGCCCCTTTTCAATTGTATCAAGAGAGACACCAGCCTTTTGCATATTGTACGCCTCAGGTACAAAAGAACCATCGGATTTGGTAGCAACCTTCAACTTGAGAGTAGATGGGTATGGTTCCTTACCAGGTCGAACCAATGGTTTGTAAAGAGCCTCGCGTAGAACCGCAACATTGAATTCCTTACCAAGCCACTCCTTGGAGTTTTGAGCAACGGTATTCACAATAAGTTCATCAAGTTCTTTCAACTTGTCGTGAAGATTCATAGCATCAGCATTATCTGTGTCAAACGAAAGATCAAGTGAATAACTTGTACGTCCGGTAGTCTCGTCAGTAAATGCACTGAGACCATACGGAGAGCGCATAAATGGAAGTTGAAGATATAGTTTTTTGTTGTCGCCACCGTTCAAGTAAACGGTCTTACCACCGTTCTTATTCTTACGGAGTTTTGAAAAGACCACAGACGAGGCCGAAAATTCAGAGGATCGTTGGATAGCAAGCGACATTGTGTAGAGGGTATTATATATCTACTTATGACCTTGACTTTAAGTTCATTTTTTTTATTTACATACAATAAAATATAATCATGGGTCTCTTTAAAGATTGTGGTTGTGGCTGTAATGGTCGTAAGCAACAGGACAAGCTCACCACTTCGGTGATATCGGGTTTGACATTTTTCATTATCGCGAATCCAGAAACCTTCCGCCTTGTACGCCGTATTCTCGGTCCACGTATCGCAACCCCAACTGGTTGTCCATCAACCACGGGTCTCCTCGTACATTCCATTGTGTTCATACTCATTGTATGGGGAATGATGAATGTAAATAAAGAAGTTCAAACAACAAAGAATATCGGACCATCCGCGATTTGTACTACTTGTAGTGATGACACTACAACAACTACGAATATAATTCCACCAAAACGCATGGTAGATATTACCCCAGGACCTGGCATGGAAGAAATTCAATTTATCGACACCGGTCTTGCACTTGGTGGTCTTGACATTAGTGGAACTTATTTGTAAATATCACAAATGATCGATCAGTTGTTTGTTCAATCTTTGAAATATTAAAACTTTTAATTTTTTGATACATATTATTTACATGTTTTTCATGAATAGTAAAACACTCCTCTAAAAATATATCACCTTCGTGTTCTACAATCAGAGGTCCGGGTCTGCCAACAACTGATTGTAGAATTGGAATCATATATTTTAGGTAAGGTCCTATTCTTTAAAACTCTTCATCAAATCCAATCTCATCTGTATCGTCATCTAACTTCCCGTAGTCTCCCACTCTCTTTTCAAAAAAGTTTGTCTTGCCATCCAAGCTAATGTTTTCCATAAAATCAAATGGATTCTTTGAGTTCCAAATTGGTGGTTGACCAATTTGTTTAAGAAGGC